GAACGGAATGGTGGAGAGGACTTGATACACAAAGGTGCATCATCTCGTAAACTAAAAATGCAGACTAAGATGGTAGGAACAATCAAGTCATCATTGAAACAACACGATACAAAAGCATACGAACTATTTACAGATGCAATGAATAAGGCTGGTGAAGTAACTACCCAGAAGAGATTTTACAGCAGTACCTATGGATACGACAATGCAAGAGATGTATTATTGGGTAAGACAAATCTATTGACAAAGGCAGAAAATTATGATAGATTTGAACTTGATGCTGTAATTGCATGGTGGAAGAAACTTGCTACTAAACGATATAATAAGATGGTTGCAGAAGGTAGACTCCGTAGAGAACTAGAAGTTTGGAATCAAGATACTATGAACAAGATTGATATTATAAGATGAACATTACAATTGCAAGAATACGTTCTAACGTAAAATACAATGGCCCACTAGAAACTGTATTGGATAGTTTCTTTGAAAACTATGTTACATGGATGAGAAGAAATCCTCAACATAAGTATGATACTTATAATGTATCCTTTAATCAGTCACGCCCACAACGTACACCAGATACAATCAAGTGGGCAGATACTATTGTAATTCCATCTGATAGTGAATTTAGATATCATGGTGAACTACAGATGAATCCAAAAGACCTTGCAAAGTCTCAAAGTCATATTGAAAAGATTGCACCTTATTTTGAAGGTAAGAATGTAATCATGTTTAGAAGTGATAGAGGAGATACAGAAGAACTATATCGTAGTTTCTTGCCAGGCATAGAAAACTTTACAACTATTGATGAGGTAGACTTTTCTGGTAACATCCACGGTATGAAGTATCACTTTATTCAAACACTAAAGAACCCACTCGCTGATATGATGGGTACAGATAAAGAGATTGATTTCGCATATTGGGGACGGATGAAACACGGTAATGATAGAGAGAAAACTATCAGACAAATCTATCGTTCTGAATTATCTACAGTTATGGTTGGTGGTTTCCCATCAGGGGTAAAACGACAAGCGGCGTGGATTAAGGATTGGAAAGAACTATATCCAATGTTAGAACCAGCAAGATGTACATTATGTTTCAATTGGATTGACCAGACTGCAACTACAAGTAGATACCCAGAAGCGCTCTCTATTGGTATGATACCTTTCGTATGGAGAGACTATGATTCAAACAACACATATAATATTGATGATTGGCAACGAGTATCATCTTCAGAAGAATTAGTAGAAAAGTCTATTTTGTTACGAGAACAAAGTTTCTTTGAAAATAAATTAGAAGAATGTAGGAATAACTACAAAAAAGTATTATTGTCACAAGAAGAATACTTTGAATCTTTTTCAAATAAAATGCATTTAGGTGTTGACAAGTAACTTAACTTCTGGTATTATAAGAAAATGATAGATACAATTTTTATTCCCACGCTGGGAAGATATAATAATCAACTCACGTTTTTCAATATGCCATCCAGCATACAGAACAAATGTGTTTTGGTTGTTCAACCCAAAGAACGCACTCACCATGCTCACTTACCAATGATAGTATTACCAGAAAATGATTGTGGTATTACTGCAACTCGTAAGTGGATTTGGGAGCAAGGTAAAAATAAACGGTACATTGTAATGGACGATGACATTGTTATGAAAACAAGGAAACCTTGGCATGACGGTGAACTGACTAAACGTACAATGACCGAAGACGATTGGAATCATATGCTTACCGAAACATCCAAATGGATGGATGAAGGTGTGACATGGGGTGGATGCAGAACTGGTGGGTTACCGCCCGCTGGTAAAGAATATATAGATAATACTGGAACGGCAGAAGTATTCTTCTTTGATGGTAAACAACTTCCTAGTGCAGATGAACTAGATTGGGAGTTATCAACAGCAGAAGATATTTCGTTATCGTTACAACTATTATCAAAAGGATATCCTAATAGAGTATGGGATAGGTTTGTTTATCTAAGTGATTTTGTCGGTACACAAGGTGGGTGTATGGATATGGGCAGAGACTTGAAAATGATAAACGACAACCACCAAAAACTTATTGAGAAGTTCCCAGAGTATGTTTCATATAATGGAACAAAAGAAATGATGGGTGGCACATTCAATAAGATTAAAATACAATATAAAAAGGCTTGGAAGCAAAGTCAAACAACAAACTTACAGGAGTTTATGTAATATGAATAAAGGAACAATTGTTACCTTGGTGATGTCGAATGGGGCAGAAATCTTGGGCAAATACGTTGACGAAGTTGGGACTACTATTACCCTCAATCGTCCAAGAATGCTACAGGCAAATCAACAAGGAGTTGGTTTGGTGAATGGAATTTGTATGTCTGGTGTTGAACCAGATGGAGATTTCAACTTCTCTAGGAATTCAATTATGTTTATGATTCAAACTGCACCAGAACTATCAGCAGGATATATGAAGCAGACAACAGGCATTGAAATCCCTACCAATACAGCAGCATCTGGAAGTGGGTTGATTACTTAATATGAATAATGATTTCGTAAAAGTATATAACAAAGTTATTGGTGAAGATTTGTGCAAACAACTAATTGCAATGTTTGAAGAGAATCCTCAACAACATGAAGATATAAAGTTGGAAGGACATCGTTCTTTCAAACAAGTTACATTGCAACAACACAATGACTGGCAACCCTTTACGGAAAAATTAACTGAAGTGTTCTTTGAACATATCGATAAATACAGACAGGACTGTAATATTACCAATGGAATGTTCCCAGAACAATTTGCATTTGAACAGTATCGTATGAAGAAGTACGAGGCGAATGATTTCGATGAGTTCAAAGACCATGTTGATGTTGGTAATTATGAGTCTGCTCGTAGGTTCTTAGTTTTCTTTCTTTATCTGAACTGGCCCGAGAAAGGTGCAACTACTTTTCCACAATGGAATATGAGAGTTGAACCAAGGCCAGGCAGAATGTTGATGTTCCCACCATTATGGACACATCTTCATGCTGGAGAAAAACCAGAAGTTGAACCGAAATATATTATAGGGAGTTATTTACATTATGTCTAACATTCGTGAAAAATATACATTCGTTGCCAACAAGGATAGAAAGTGGCAAGGTATTGGTTTGACGGAGAAGGCAGGATTTTATCAGGGGGTTGTATATGAATATGGTAAAGTTTCTATTGTTGAGAATGAAGAAAAGACAGAAGCCTCTTTACAATTCGATTATAATGTGTTAGACTCTAACTCGTTAGATAGAGAATATTTTAATGATGATTTCTTTCAGTTACTTGGAGATATACTTCAAGACCTGATAGACCAACAAGTGAACGAGGAGAATATGCAGTATGTCAACACAGACGATTGAACGAACCACGCTAAGTAATTTAGTATATAATGAACCCTATGCAAGAAAGGTAATCCCTTTCATCAAACCAGAGTATTTTGCAAATAGACAAGAGCGTGTAGTCTTTGAAGAAATCATTAAGTTTGTAGAGAAGTATAATAATCAACCTACTAAAGAAGCACTCTCTATTGAACTAGATAATCGAAAAGACTTAACAGACGTAGAGTTCAAGTCGGTTACAGAAATCGTCAATACCTTATCAGATGCAGAAGTTGATATGCAGTGGTTGGTTGACACAACAGAAAAGTTTTGTAAGGATAAAGCAGTCTACAATGCTATCCTTAATGGTATTCAAATTATCGAAGGTAAAGATAAAGAACATACCGCTGAAGCAATACCGTCCATCTTATCTGAAGCACTTGCAGTTGCATTTGACAAGAATGTTGGACACGACTATGTAGAAGATGGTGAGAACAGATTTGAATTTTACCATAAGAAAGAAGAGAAAATTGAATTCGACCTTGACTATTTCAACAGAATTACAAAAGGTGGTATTCCACAAAAGACATTAAATATTGCACTTGCTGGAACTGGTGTTGGTAAATCGTTATTCATGTGTCACATGGCAGCGTCCACCCTCATGCAAGGTAAGAGTGTTTTATATATAACTATGGAGATGGCAGAAGAAAGAATTGCAGAACGTATTGATGCAAATCTAATGAACATTACTATGGATGACTTGCATGAGTTGCCCAAAAAGATGTTTACTGACCGTCTATCCAAGATACAAACAAAGACTAATGGAAAGTTAATTATCAAAGAATATCCTACTGCATCTGCCCATACTGGACACTTCAGAAGTTTAATCAAAGAACTTGCACTAAAGAAATCATTTAGACCAGATATTATCTTTATCGACTATTTGAATATTTGTGCTTCATCCAGATTTAAGGGGAACGCTAATGTTGGGTCATACTTCTATATCAAATCAATTGCAGAAGAACTTAGGGGACTTGCAGTTGAAAATAATGTACCGATTATGTCGGCAACACAAACGACAAGAGGTGGGTACTCCAACTCAGATGTTGGTTTGGAAGATACATCAGAAAGTTTTGGTTTGCCTGCTACGGCAGACCTCATGTTTGCACTCATATCTACGGAAGACTTAGACAGTCTAAACCAGATAATGGTGAAACAATTAAAGAATCGATATAACGACCCAGGCGCAAACAAGAGATTTGTCGTGGGTATCGATAGGGCGAGAATGAAACTATACGATGTGGAACAGGAAGCACAAGATGACATTATTGACAGTGGACAACCAGAGGAACCAGCATTTGATAAAACGACTTTCGGAAGTAGTCTTGGAAAGCATAAAGACTATGAAAAATTTCAGGACATCAAAGTATAAGAAAGTAAAATACTTTGTGCAGCAAAATGGAATATGGTGGGAAGTAGTAGAATTCCCATCAAATGATATCGTTCGCTCTTTTTCTAATAAAAGGGATGCAGAGATGTTATCAGAACAATTGGTTAGTGTAAAACCTTTTGGTGAAGATAAACTGCCATCTTTTATGAAGGGTAACAATAGGGCTGTTGACATTTCTGAATAATTGTGTTATTATAAATAGTAACATAATAATTTGTATAAATGGAAACTGTGCTAAATGATAGATTTTTCAAACTTCCTTGCCGAAGACAAAGGTGGGAAGAACCTACACCTAGAACATATAGAAGACGAAATACTTAATTTCGGTGTGCCTGGTGGGCGTGCGGCGATTAACTTTATGCGTTCTTTACGAGATATGTTATCTGGTGAATCACGTTCATCTGTAAACATGACTGTCAAATGGGACGGTGCTCCTGCAATCTTTGCTGGTATTGACCCAGAAGATGGTAAGTTCTTTGTTGCGAAGAAGTCAGTATTTAACGCAACTCCTAAGTTATATAAGACTGCAAAAGAGATAGATGATGATGGACTATCTGGTTCACTGAATAGTAAGTTCAAAACAGCACTTGCAGAGTTCTCATCTTTGGGTATCACAGGTGTACTTCAAGGCGACTTGATGTTTACATCAGAAGATAAATCTACAGAGATGATTGATGGCAAGTCATTCATTACATTCCAACCAAATACAATTGTATATGCAGTAGACCCAACTTCAGATATTGGTAAACAAATCAATACTGCAAAGATTGGTATTGTCTGGCATACAACTTATTCAGGTTCAGCACTTCAGGATATGAAAGCATCTTTTGGTGCAAGTATAAGTAAGTTAACAAAATCAAGAAACGTGTGGATGGATGATGCAACTTATAAAGATGTATCTGGTAAGGCGACAATGACTGCAAGTGAGACTGCAACTGTTACTAAATCTCTATCATCTGCTGGTTCTACATTTCAAAAAATTAATTCTGCTAATCTAACAAAGTTTCTTAACCTACAGAATAGTATGACTGGAGCGCTTGCTGGTGCATCACTGAAGACTTACAATAATAGTAAAGTTCGTCAGGGACAGAAGATTAGTAATCCTAGTCAACACGCAAGGGGATATGAAAAGTGGGTTGAAATGTCAATCCAAAAACAGATTGATAAGGCCAAGAGTGTTAAGGGTAAAGAGAAGTATACAAATATACAAACCGAGTATGTTCGTGAAGTAAAGAAACATACAAAGAATTTAGAAAATATCATTGCATTCCAAGGACACCTTGTGGATGCTAAAATGGGTATCGTAAGCAAACTAAATAGTGTTAAGGGATTAACGAGTACGTTTATTAAAACTGCAAATGGTTTCAAAGTAACTAACCCAGAGGGTTACGTTGCAATTGATAGAGTATCAGGAGATGCAGTAAAACTCGTAGACAGAATGGAATTTAGTTTCAACAACTTTACTGCAATAAAGGCATGGGATAAATGAGGAAGTTTTCAGAAATAGTAGAAGCAAGGGGTGATACTGCCGTATTTACATTTGGTAGATTCAACCCACCAACTACAGGACACGAGAAATTATTAGATGCAGTCGCTGGTCAGGCAAAGAAGAATGTCGGCGCACCATACTATGTATTCGCATCTCACTCTGAAAATGCAAAGAAAGACCCACTTCCATATGCAAAGAAAGTTGCATATATGAAGAAGATGTTTCCAAAACATTCTAGAACTATTGTTGTTGATAAAGCAAGAAATGTGTTTGAGATTGCAGTATCACTGCACAATAAAGGACACAAATCAATCGTAATGGTTGTTGGTTCAGATAGAGTTACTGAATTCAATGGTCTACTGAACAAGTATAACGGTGTAGAAGCAAGACATGGTTACTATGGTTTTGACAACATTGAAGTAATCTCTGCTGGTGAACGTGACCCAGACGCAGAAGGTGTGACAGGAATGTCTGCATCTAAAATGCGTGCTGCTGCATCATCAAATGATTTCGATACTTTCAAACTTGGAGTTCCAAGTACATTCAAACAGGGAATGTCATTGTTCAAAGATGTTCGCAAGTATATGGGTATTCGTGAATCATTTGTTCCAAGAACAAACGTGATGACAGACGAAGATGTCATTCGTGATTTATATGTAGAGAATAAGTTATATTCTATCGGCGATATAGTTGAGGACAACTACACTGGAGTATCTGGTGAAGTTATTCGTAGAGGAACTAATTACCTCGTATTCGCAGAACAAGACGGTACTACACACAAGAAGTGGTTGTACGAAGTCAAACAAGATAAAGATATTAAGGACAGAGAAGGTACAGAACCAGCAAAGTATTATGCAAAAGATGCTGATGGTGATGAGATGTCTAAGTCCACTAAACAGAAACGTGCGGCACACTTTGCAAAAGGTAAAGACGGGCCTGCTCCTGGCGATGGTCATGCTGAAACTAAACCATCTAAGAGTACAAAGAAATTCAAACAGATGTATGGTGAGAGCGAAGGCCCATGTTGGGATACTCACAAACAAGTTGGTATGAAAAAGAAGAATGGAAAAGAAGTTCCTAACTGTGTTCCAAAGAATGAAAAGTTAAAACAATCTAAGACATATCCAAATCTTAAATATGCAACTGGTAAGTCTGCTCAATTGGCAAAGGATAGAGCAGATAGTATAGAAAAACGCAAAAAACTATTAAAAAAAGAAGACTTTCAATTAAACGAAAAGATTGAAGGACTGATTACAAAAGCAGAGAAGTCTGGTATACCTTATGGTATTTTGAAAAAAGTATATGATAGAGGTATGGCAGCATGGAAGACAGGACATCGCCCTGGCACAACTCCACAACAATGGGCATTCGCAAGAGTGAACTCATTCCTTACTGGTGGTAAGACAAGAACAACTGCTGATGCAGACTTGTGGAAACAGGCGAAGGGTAAAAAAGA